GCTACTCGATCAAGGATATCCAGGTTATGGTTAGTGGTTGTTCCCCACGCTCCGGATTGTTCTCCAGACCCGATTTTTTCAATGCCGAAACTTGTTGTATACGAAGAAGCCATAATCTTGTTCCTATGCCGCTATTTTTGTCCAATTCGGCGTTTGTGTTGTACTTATTACTGAGAAGTTAGATGTTTGAGATGTATCTATTTTCTGCCAAACCAATCCGCTGCCCGTAAGAGCCTGTGCTGAAACTCCCTCTACAGTGAATTTGAAGTTCACCTGAGTAGATCCAACACCACTAGCCGCTGAAACACCTGTTACGGAAACATTTGCTGCTCCAGTAACAGAAACGGAACCCGTCGCACTCGCAGCCGAAACACCCGTAACAGATGCCACTGCTGCACCTGTAGCAGTAGCAGAACCAATCGCACTCGCAGCCGAAACACCCGTAACACTAACGGTGATCGGAATTGTAATACTAGCCGAACCAACTGCACTGGCGGACTCAACACCCGTAACTTCAACAGGAACAGGACTATTCCACGTTCCTGAGTTCCAGGTACTTCTATCCCAACCAGTAATTAAGGCCATTACGCTATCCGGATAATAGCATTGTTTGCATCATTAGCCGGATATTGGATGGTAAAATCTCCAGCACTGGACGATTTATCTCCACCAAAATTAATCACAGCCACCGCAGGTTTTGCGGCATGGTTTGTTGTTGATCCTGTTCCCGCAGTACTTAAAGTACTGTTATATATTAACGCTCCACGGGCGCTACTGATGGTGGAGGAAGACCATGTAGTATCCGCGAAATCTAGGAATGCCGTGGGTACAGAACTACTGTTGTCGGAAAGACCAAGTGTGACACTACCTAAAGACTCTCCTCCAGCGGTATAATTGGTGCCACTGACTTCATTGCCCGTTGTGTATCCGGTAGTGTCTGCATCAATAGAAGCACTATTAGTGAACATAGCAATCTTGAACGTATCCGCACTAATTGCACTGGAGCCCGTTCGAGTGTGAGGCGTCCAAAAGTGGATCCCCGCAAGGGCTTCCGTCTTAAATGTACCGCATATTGCGGAAGAACCAATAGCCATTACAGCCTCCGTATAATTTCAGCAGTTTCTTCATGCCCCTGCTGTTTCATTAAAGCCCAGATAGTAGTACGTTCGCTTTGTGCCATTCTATTCATATAAAATATCAGTAGTTCCTTCAACTTGTCTCTATGTGCCATCGCTTGATCCCGTATAACCAAAGGAGCATCCTCTGATACAACCATGATCTTATTTAACGCCATTTCGGCCATTTCTTCGGGGGAATGGCCCCTATTCGTGGTTGTGAAAACAAGAGGATCCTTAATGCTCCCCTGACTTTGACCACTTATCATTAAGCAACGTCCCTTCTAACTCGATCGTATCTATACTGATCCCTTGTTTGCAGACCCTCGCCCAAGTTCTTCATCCACTGGAGAGACTCTTGGAATCGAGCGTTGTACAACTGAAGTAAATCAGCTTCCCCCTTCATAAAGGTATACGCCTCAACTAAACTCCCATACAGAAGAGCTAGTTCAGCATTGGTTCCCAACCAACTTGTACCATCGCCACTTGCTGTGATGGATGTTGGACGATAAAAATAATGTAACTCCACAGTGTAGTTACTATCAGGCGTAGGGGATAACAGGAAACTAACGTCATCCCAATCCGCATAATACTTAGGCGTTCCCGTGGTATCCGGATTTGGTGTGTAATCCTGTAGAGCAGTTACCTGCTTATATAAAAGGAATTCATTGCTGGAGGAATTGATTACACTTAATGAATTAGGGGCTAAGAAATCATTGGGTTTGGTTAGAAACTTATTGCCAGAACTCGCAGTTCCCTGGGAGGATTTCCTGAAAACATCTAACTGGCATTCCTTAAAAATTCTTTCTTCTGCATTTATAATAAATCGAGACAACTGACCAACAAAAGTGGATTCAGTGTTATCCGTGTACTCCTGGATAGCTGTCTTTAAGGTTGTAAATGTATAGGCCATATTATGCGCTCACGGTTACAGGACCAGCGGATGCGAATCCACCGCCACCTTTTACGTTACCAGAAGTTGCTGTTCCACTGCCAGAAGAGAACGTGTAACTATTACTATCAACTTTAGTAATAGAGAAACCGGAGTCACTCTCTATGGCAGATTCAGTAAACCCATCAAAAGATTCTACCTTCCGAAATCGAACCGTATCTCCACTGCTGCGCCCATGTCCTGGTTCCAGAACCGTAATAACAGCCGATCCACTACTTCCAGAGGTGAAAGAATTAAAGGGTAATAGAACTTCTACCGCAGGTTCCGTTCGGTCTGGGCGTGTGATCCGTAAAGCTTGAGGATCTCCAGTAACACGTCTAGGTTGCAATTGTGGTTGTTTGGATTCGTATTCATCACGTCCGACAAGACTTCCGTTCCACTCCAAAATCATGTCCCTTAGACGATACTCTCTTCCCGATCGGTCAGAGATGCCTAAAGCACGTTTCCCAGAAGCATACTTAGGCATCAGGATACACTCAACGAAGAGTAGGAAGGAACTAGACGAAGAGCCGTCCGCTCTCCGTCCTCAGACGCTGCTCGTTGGAATTCTTCCTCATATATATCCTTCAGCATACCAATCCTGTCTGGCGCCCTTTTCACTGCTATATGGTACGCCAACCCCGCCGTAAGGCAAGGGAGAAACCGAAAGGGAACATCGGCGGTGTTTACACCAGCATCGGCATCCTCCATACGGCGAACTCTATAGTATATCAACTGATCGGTTGAGTTTTCAGGAGTAGGCCAAACACTTATGGTGGGAGTTATTAACCGATCAACATAGAACTGAGAGGGACGACTCTGAGTTGTTTTATCGGCTATATTCAAATAATCTCCCCGGTTTATACGTGTAATGCCCAGATCGGAACCACTTCTTCGGATCACCGCCTCAAGCACATCAACAGTTGACTGAACATCCGTCAGGCTAGGATCGGAGCTAATAGTGGTACTGGCAGAGCTGCTGGATCCTGTAATCGTTTCTCCCGCAGTGAAAGCACCTGACGGGACTGTTAGGGTTACCGTGGTAGAAGAGGGCTTCGTTATGATGGAAGCAGTAACGGCGCTCGTTCCCCCCGTAATCGTCTCGCCAATACTAAGACTGCCGGAAGCTCCCACTGTAGCCGTGATAGTTCCTATCGGATAAGACGAAATAGAGGAACTGGAGGATAGTCTAGCTAGGGACTGAGTTACTTCCTCGATGGTCCATAGGTTTAATCCCCTATTGGACCATTCCGCAAATAGAAGATTAAGGGATCTGCGAGAAGTTTTAGCATCATAGCCTGTCCGGAACTCCAAGCCACACCGCTCAAAAGCCTCTTCTGTAAGCTCGGCCATGTCCAGATTAAAATCAACCGATCCAGAAGTCGCCATAATTCTCACCTATCCTAATAGGGCCAGCCGTAAACCTATCGCCAACTGGCCCAATATCAACAAACCAACTCCCCACAAGATCCGGATGATAAGATCAAGGGATTTCTGAACATGATGTAAATCATTAGTCTTGATAACATCAATGCGCTCGGACAGGACTCTCAACTCTCCCTGGATTTTAACCAGTTCAAGCTCATTTTGTCTCTCCCTGTCCTCAGGCATGGCCCTAGAACTCTTTAGTGCATTCTAAAACTATTGTGTAAGAATCTCCTGATCCATGACCCACTGTGGTGAACCTTAAATCTCCTGTGGGGCTACTCGCACTGTTAACAAGACCCCCAAAAGAGGAAAAATCAAAATCACCTTGATAATTCGTTGGAAGTTCCACCGCCAATGTATCGGTGCTTGCGTCCCACAGAACCTTGACTGATACGCCAATGGTACTGAACCAGACCTTATTAATCCTAAGGCCACTACAAGCCGTCCCATCCTGATGAGCTGATAAACCAGAGACATCCACTGCCATAACAGCACTCTGGCCCGTATCAACGTAAGTGTAAGCAAAGGATTTGACCAGCTTCTTAGGACCATCTTCGATGATCTTTTCCGTAAACGTGTCAGCCATAGCCTACTCCTTGATCTCTCCTGATAGGACCATCATCTTATGCTTAGTTGTCCCAGGAGAAGGAAGATCCTTCTTAGAATCAATCCCGTAAGAATACTTAGACTTCTTAGCAGAATCTTCCTTGATTTGGGGCTTCTTTTTTGAATCAGCCATGTGTCACCTACTATACGGCCGAACCAAACTGAGTCATGCCATTGGTAACACGCTGCGCGGCTACATGGATGTAATCACACCATGCGGCATCCGCAGTTGTCGTACCAGACATAGCACAGAACCAAGGCGCCAAGGCTGAAGTCGGTATGTTGGCGGTTGTGGTAGTTACCAAAACACGATCAACATAGAATTCCACCTGACCCGTACCCTTTACAATGAAACCAAGCTGACGGCTGTTAGAGATATTAGAGCTTCCTTCCGCACCATCAGAGAAGTCAACACCCGTATCCGTTTTTGTCTCAGTTCCACCACTGTCACAATTAGCAAAAATGGACGCCGCACCCTCAACAAGAAGGAAACCGATCTGGTTATTAGCGGTGAAGGGAACACCCGTAGCAAAAGTACCGTTCTCGGCTAGACCAACGAACATATCCATGTCGTCGGCGTCCGCTACCGCCACTCTAGCCTCAAAATAAATGTTCTTGCTGGCTTCAGCCATAAAGATTTCATTACCTTGAATGGCACCACCAGAGTTATCCGTAGAGCCGTCTCCAAGGGACTTCGCCCAGCCGCCAACATGATCTGCAAGGCATGTCAACGTACCACTGTTCAGGACGCTCTTAGTCCAGTCGTCAGTGTCGTCAATGTCGATGCCTACAAAGTCATCATGTTTAAAGATATAATCAGGGTTAACTTGAATTGGCAGGTTCTTAAACCAGGAACCTAATCCACTGGCGTCACTACCATGGCCGCTATACATCAACGGTCCAGAAAATCGTGTAGTACCCATCGGTACACCTCCTTACAAAGGTTATGCCCTAGAGTCTTGTAAGCGTCTGCTGGGACAGTCGCTAGGGCTATGCTTCCCAGGGTGATTTGTTACATCACAAATTACAAAAAACAATTGGAGGGGGCGCAAGGCACCCCCTCCAATGTCATCATGCTCCGGGCGAACCGAACACGCAACGAGGATCCGAGTAACCGAAGCTGTAACGCTCACGGGCCTTGAACCGAACATTGCCTGTATCGAAGTCACCTTCCATCTTTGTGGACATAGGCATACGCTCAAAGTGGATAAAACCACGAGGAGCATCGGTTTTAATAAACCAAGCATCCGTGTCCGTAAGATAATGGTTAACGACATACCCCTGCGGAAGCATACCCATGTTCCGAGTGGAGTTGATGTCGTTGTCCGCAGTACCAGGACGAAGTGTTGATTCGAGCAAACGATCTGCAACAAATTGCAGAGCCGGCGGAACGATCAACTTCTCGCCACGAACAGACACTTTAAGGCCACGCTCATCGACAAAAGCAGCAATGTCAATAAGAGCATTCTCAAGGCTTGTTTCGTTAAGGTCAGCTGCCGTGCTGGGTTCATTACGAAGATCGTTATTGTTCGTAAGTGGATGATCCGTAGCACAAAGCTCCTTGCCGTCGCCACCTGTATAGGTGCTATCGAAAGCATTGTTGAGAGTGGCAGCACCTTTAACTTGCTTGGTGTTAGCCATACTACGGGCCAAAGCCTTCGTATAACGAGACGCTAGACGATCATAGAGATTATCCTCAATGGCTTCTTCCGTAATGGAGAAGGCAAGAGCAATAGTCTCATGCGTATACCTTGCGGTGTACGCTTCTTGGGCATCGTCAAACGATACTGCTGAACCCTCCGCTTTCACCGGAGCGCTGCCGAAGCCAGAGAGCATCACCTCCTCTTCAAAGGCACGCTCTGAAGATTCAGTATCGTAAATCTCTGACGATTCGTCATCATATCTGGCATACTCAAGACCGAAAAGGGCATTGAGGCCAGGTTCTAGCTCTTTCGCTAGTTGGGCTCTACTTATAGCCATTTTTCAATCCTCCTATACGCCAGTGGTTGAAGGTGTACCAGCAGCAATAGCACCATTGTTGCTATTGAAGTGGTTGTTCAACCTTACAATTGCCCCGATACCAGCCGCTGAAAAGTCAGCGTTTTCGGGATCGTCTACCCAACCTACAATACGCATTTGCAGAGCCGCAGTGGTAGCAATCGTACTAATCGCCAAGCGACCTAACGAAACACCAGTTGCGTCTGTTCCTGTGATAGCGGTTGAGAAGTTAGCGTTAGCAAAAACTGCGGCACGTGCCGTAGCTTTATTAGTCCACGTTGCATCCGTTGCAATTACATAAAGTTGCATTGGATCATCGTTCACAAACGCTTTTACGGGGTGGTTGGAGTCTGCCCCTGAACCGGGCCAATAATTACTCCATACGGTTTTTCCAGTGGTACTCGACACATACTCACAACCCTGAAACACACCCAGCATACCTACTGTTCCACCCGCAGCCGCACCGGGAGCGCCGATGAAGCCTGTGGAAAGAGGAATCACAGGTTCGCCGTGGTACAGCTTATCTGTGTTGCCGTTTGCAATTTCATACGCAGAGTACTGGGTCATACCAGTGGAATTAGCGGCCCCGCCCTGCTTATTCAGGGGGCGAAGACCAAAGCTTCCATTGCTATTTGCCATATCTAGCCTCTTCTATGACTCTTGGCCCTCTCCTTGAGGGCCTCCAAAAGTTACACGAGTTTGCCTATCAGGTTTGCTAATAGGCATCGCAGGATGTTGTTCACGAGCTAAGTCGTTATCAACTGCGGTCATCTGGTTGTAAGTCATGCTCCGATAATAATCGTTGCGCTCATCAACAACCTCAACCGGAACCCTAGCCAGGAGAAGACCTCCAACACCAATTACACCAGCATGTTTTCCGTCATCGATAGTCGGGATGTCAAAGTCCGGGAATTCATCACCACGTACCAGTTCCCACCCCTCACGGGATCGTGCTGCTACGTTTTTGCGGTCATCAAAACCCATAACCTCTGCCCGAATCCACCGATGCTTATAACCTTCCGGTGCAGGCGGTGCGTCCAACATGGACGGTGGCTTCCAAGGTTCTCTGCGTGCTTGGGTGGCACGTGTCTGATTTGCCCTAGGCGTTCTCGTAGACTTTTGGCGAGTTGTGTTCTCAGTAGTCATGATCATTCCCTCACGTATTTAGCGTATTCTTCAAGTGGCACATTCAGCCTCTTTGCAATCGCAACTTGAGAGGGCGTTAATCGCACAGTTTTTCGTCCACTTCTATTGCGGGATGCAGAAGCCTCGGCTGACGCAACCTTCCGGCTTCCCCCGTTAGTTTTAGACTTAGAATCGAGTTTATGTGGAAACTCAGACCGCAGTCTATTGTCTAGTTCAGCATAGTATTCATCGGACTGCGGGTCAAACCCCTCATCCTCAACTAAGCGCCTATGGATGCCAAAGGCACCGTATGTCATAACTTCATCTTGGCCAAACCAACCATTTCGAGACGCCCAATCCTCTGCTTTTGGATCAGGTGGCGGCGCAGGAGATGGTGCGGGAGATGGTGCGGGAGCGGCTGATTGAACAGGTGTCTCCCCTTTCTCCTC